AAGCACACTCCTGTTGATGCGCCCAGCCTTGCGTCACCCCGCTGCAAACAGTCTACTCCGTGAGCACTTGAAGCGCTAACTCACCATCTTGCATAGAGTGACTTGCCGATGGCAACATCTCCCTGCCTTGCTGATTCGGCTACAAGCCCGCCCTTAGTTACTGGCTCAGACTACCATCCAATAGAACTAAAGCTGGCGGCAAGATCTCTGGCCATCCTTATGCGTATTCATTGCGGTCCACCTTCTAAAAATGATGCCTACTAAAAGACCGCCAGCCTGAGAACGAAAAGCTTAAGGCGCATCGTCCTGTCTTAGGCATGTCTGGCGTTCGCCTGTGAGTGGAGGCTGCGGTTATCCCCTGCCCGTCTTTGTTGAGCATCGGGCAGAAACAGTTCGCAACAACACTCGTTCCTCGGATATTGCGAACTGCAAGCGCCTCTGGGCGTTTCTGCTCCGTGCTTCAAGTCGCCGTGCGGGGATAGTCCTCGCACCACATCACAGGAGAACTAGACATGACTAAGAAGAACGCTACACCTACACTTTTCGATCTCAAGCTAGCGGTAATTAACCATCATAAAGGTGACCACAATGAATATCTTCGCATAAGTATTGCCAGAGATGCTTGCTACACCAGCTTCAATTCTATCGAATGGAAGTCAGAGCAAATGTCAGTAACTAAGAACGAGCTTGCAGCCCTTGCTGAATCAGCAGGACAGGAAGTTGTTGATATTAACATCGGCAAGAAGATCTCACTCTATCGCAAGATGGAGGCTGAGTTAGCAGAGCTTCAAGAGCGTCACGAAGCAGACAAGAATGTTTACACCGAGGTAACACAAGGCGAAGTTTGGACGCATAAGCCGAAGCGCACTTACAAATCAGATGGACTTGGAGATGCCAACGAACTCAAGCGCATCTTGGGTTAACCATCAGGGCGGCTTAACGGTCGCCCTATTCATTGCATCAATGGAGATAATACAATGTATAACGCACTAATTAACCTTCAAGATTACTTAGACTTCCCAGAACCAGCTGATTACTTTGGAGACTTAGCTGATATGTTCTACGGATGATACCATCACCACTCGATCTTATCACAGCAGTGTCGCTTTTTGCGGCACTGTTTCTATGCTTATCATTGCTAACTTAGGAGACAGAATGCTCAAGACAGTTTGGATTGCATTCGTGGCATTTTCTACGCCAGAAGAATGCGATCAGTTTTTAAAAACGAATCCTTCACTTGCTCACGGTGAAGTGCAGTGCGTCATTCACAAACACGAAACGTCACCGATAAAACCAAAACGAAAACCAAAAAAGGATTGAGTAAATGCCAAGCACACCAATTCAAAAGAAGTTTCAAAGATTAAAACAAAACTATGGCATAGATCAAAGATGGATAGATGCTCAGTTAGAGTGGCAAGAATATTGCTGTGATGGATGTAAGCGTCCATTCAATGAGCATGTTAGATATGTTGTAGACCATAAGCATGACACCTCAATAAAAGTTGTTCGACATCTTCTATGTGATTCATGCAATGGAGCTTTAGGAACATTGGAAAAGCTACAAAAGAATGAAGCTGTCTTTAAAAGATTACAGCTAATAGCTCAGAGATATATGCATTATGAAGACTTATATCCTCAACAAAGTAACGTAACGTAACTAATGACTTTAACTATTGTCACTGCAATAATGCAGGACATAACCCAAGGAGAACTAACATGAGACTCAACTACATCGACTATGCAGAGCTACCTTTGTCTGTAATGTTTACCAAAGGTGACATCGAAGCGATCCATGAATTTTTCAAAGATCACTCAGATGCAATTAAAAACTGCAAAAGACCACATGCAATGGAACAAATTGCAGTTTGCTTTGCAGACATACATGCAAAACTAGAGGAGGTATAGCATGAAACATTTCTCAATGAATGACTTCAACTTTCCTGTTGAACAACAACCAATCCACGACCAGCTTGGCAATATCATTGCTGGTCATCAAGCTGTTGTGCGTACAGACACCGATCAGGTGTTGGGCGTACACGGATCACGCTACAAGATTGTATCGCACGATGATGTAGTCAACTCAGTTCTTGACGGAGTGAAGTCAGCAGATCTATCAAACGATTATGAAGTAAGCGTCGATGTGCTTGAAGACGGTCGCAAGCTAAGAGGTGAGATACTATTTAATAATCTTACTGTTGAACCAGCAGTCGGTGACTACGTTAAGTTCCGAGTCAGCTTCTTCAATAGCTACGATGCGTCTTGGTCCTTTTCTCAGCAAGCCAATGGCTTACGGCTATGGTGCCTCAATGGTTGCACCACACCCGACACAGTGGCGCGCAGTAGATACAAGCACACCGCATCGATCAACGTCGAAGGTGCAGCAGCCAAAGTAATCAATGGTCTTGAGCACTTCCAATCTCGCAAAGATGTCTGGCAAAGCTGGATGCACACCAAGCTAGAGCAAACACAGATCGAGAACTTCTTGAAGAAGACTGTCTGCAAAGCATTCACACGCCAGCAGTCAGTCACCAAGACCAACGAAAAGCAACTAGAAAACCTGCTAAGTATTTGGAACAACGAGCGCAGCAGCCTCGGCTCTAACAAGTGGGCACTGTACAACTGCCTTACTTATTGGGCTACGCACACACAAGATCTGCGTAAGCCAGAGATTGCCAAGTACAATCGTGAACTACAGATTGCTAGCGCAATGAAATCAAAACAATGGACGGAGATGGCATGAGACACGGCGAAGTATACAGAATGAATAGTGCTTGGTGGTTTAGCAAGCGCACAGATGGCAGCACATTAGTGCTGTCAACTAAACATAAAACAAAAGCTAAAGCATTGGCTGAAGGAGAGGAGGAACTTAACGAAGGTCGTATCGATAACCTTCACACATGGAAAGGTAACGGGTCATATGAATCTTGTATGGCTATTTGTAAATCAAAGGAGAACCACAATGAACTATAAAATTGAAAAGAATATTCCAGTATCTGCTCACGGAAAATCAGGTGTTTGGTCAAGGCTTGCAACAAAAATGGAGGTTGGAGATAGCGTTCTCCTCAAAACAAGATCGCAAGCAATGGGTCTACGCACTTCTTTAAATAGATTTGGTTATAAAGGAATGACTAGAACAGTTGATGAAGGCATTCGTGTTTGGAAAATGGAGAGCAAAAATGCGAATGAGTAAACAACACTATGAATTTATTGCAGACACGATTGGGCCAATGGTAGGTTGGCCCTCTCACTTACATTCAATAGCTGATGAACTAGAAAAAACTAACCCACGTTTCAATCGTGAGAAGTTTCTGCAACGTGCAACCAAAGCTTGGGAGGATAACCATGACATACCAGATGTTGATGACCACATCCCTTATTGAATGCCCAGAGTGCTATGGTCATGGCACTCTGACTTACACCAGATTTATTAGGCAAGGTTTTGATGTCGATGTAGGCTACGAAGAAGAGTACAAAGACACTTGCTTTAATTGCAATGGTGACTGTGAGATTGAAATAGAACCAGAGGATCTTGACAACGACGAGTGACTTACTGCATTAGTGCAGTATGAAGTCGTATCTAAAACACCTACAAGATAGAGCAGAGGAAACAGACATCTCTCTGCTCACCTCTTTCAAACGAGCAAGCGTTCCAACGTCTACTTATTATAGATCAATAAACGGAGACACCGAACTGAGATACGATACCGCAGTGAAAGTAATCAATGCTATCGAAGAACTTCACTCGATACAACAAGCCCGTGAGCATACCGAAAGACTACGATCTTCTGGTAAAGATATTAACCGACGCTCGGTACGAGCTAAGTTTAAGCCAAGAAGCATTAGCTCATAAAATCGGATGCACTGTATCACTGATCCACAAGTGGGAAGCACAGAAGCGTATCCCATCTGGGTTCATGCTGATGTGTTGGCTGGATGCTTTAGGTTATGACATCGAAGTCAAAAAAAGGCAGCGCGATTGATTGCATTGCGTGTCAAACTACTACCACTTGGTTCGTTGCAATACTTAAAAACAATGGCGCAGCTACTTACGAGAAGCATTGGTATGTCTGCCTTCATTGCTATGAGGAGGATAAATGGCAAATCGTAACAAGAACAAAGGAACTTACCACGAAAAGTGGTTCGTCGACTGGCTTACGAAAGCGAAGATCAAAGCGAAAAGACAACCCCTCTCAGGCAGCTTGGGAGGAGAGTATAGCGGCGACATCAAGCTTGAACTCTTCGGACAAGAACTGGTGGGAGAAGTAAAATATAGAGATAAGTCCAACTTCCCTAGCCCATTTACAGTATTAGATAGGCGAGACATTGCCTTCTATAAAAGACGGACAGGAAGTCCGCAAACTCTGGTCATCATGAGCGGTGATCAATTCCTTAAACTTATGGAGAACGCAAATGGAGAATCAAAACAAAATGATAAAAGCTCACCTTGAAAAAGGTAAGCGATTAACCTCACTAGAAGCATTAGATTTATTCGGCTGCTTTAGATTATCAGCTAGAATATCTGAACTTAAAACTTCTGGCTATCATATAGAAAAAACTATGATTGAGCTTCCAAGTGGTAAAAAAGTAGCGGAGTATTACAAGCCATGAAGAAACCCAAATCATTAGGCAATGCAGTAGCCAGTAGTGTGTGGGATGCACACATCAACAAAGCCACAAGCTCACCGCACTATGCTAAAGAATACAAGAAGTATTCTTATGTACTAGATGAGTATGAGATCATAGCCAAACGCATTAAGAATGGTGAGCCTGTTGGTGAACCATACTTTAAGGGCGAGCAACGAAAAAAGCTGCTTGAGCTCACTGACATTACTGAAGCTGACCTTAAAAAATATCTTGAGTAAGCTGCAAGTATGCAGTAGTCTAACCCATATAATAAAAGGAGAACTCAATGGAACGTAAAGGTTTCATAGGCGGCAGCGACTGCGTAAAAATTATTAATGGCAACTGGCTTGAACTATGGCAGATCAAAACTGGTCGCGTAGAGTCAGAGGACTTGTCTCGCAATATTGCAGTACAACTCGGTAGCTGGACTGAAGACTTCAATCTTGAATGGTTTGAACGGGAACATGATTGTGTTCTGTCTAATCATCAGCATGAATATGAGCTAGAGATTGGTACTGTACCAGCCAAGGGTACAATTGATGCCAAGTGGGGGAGCTTCATAGTCGAAGCTAAGCATACCAATCCGTACAAATCTATGGATGATATTATTGAATACTACATGCCACAGATACAACTGTACTGTTATCTTGCCAAAGCAGACGGTGCTTATTTCTCAGTAATTTTTGGTAACAACAGATGGGAATCTGCACATGTCTCGTTCGACCTACGCTATTTCGATTCTATGTGGGCGGTGGTGTCAGACTTCTGGGGTTACGTTGTACGCGACAAAGAACCGATTGGTGTTCAAACGCCAGACATCTCCATTGACAAGATTGAGGTGGACAACATGGTCAAGCGAGACGCCAGCACAGACAACCAGTTCATCGACGCAGCAGTTACCTACATCAACGGATACGAACACAACCGCGTGTTCGAGAACGCAAAGAAAGATCTCAAGAACATGGTCAGTAGCAACGAGCGAGAAGTTTACTGCGACCACCTTACAATCAAACGAGACAAGCGGGGATCACTCCGCATAACAAGGAGAACCAACAATGACTAATAACCTCGACATCTGGGACAAGCTGGCCTCTTCAGACCCCAAATATCTGAAGAAGGTCAGCTTCGGCAGCCGATCATTCACCGCCATCGACCCACAATACCAAGTCAGAAAGATGACTGAGCAGTTCGGGCCAGTCGGTGAGGGCTGGGGTTGGCACAACACAACAGAGATTGTGCCTGTAAGCAACGGAGACAGCGCTGTGCTAGCGCATGTTACTGTTTGGCATGGCACACCAGCAAATTCATTTGGCCCCTTCACAGGGTGCCGTAAGTTCTTTGATGCAGCTAAGGGTCGTATGGCCGAGGATGCACCGAAGATGGCTATCACTGATGGCCTAACCAAAGCACTGTCGCACATTGGCTGTGATGCTGACATCTTCTTAGGCAAGATGGATGGCAACAAGTACGATCAAGATAGTGGAAACAAGAACAGTGGCTGGTAGTCACACAATACAGGAGCCAGAAGCATGGCAGAATATGACGATACAAACAGAGGCGCAGCCTTTACACCATTCCCAACGCAGCAGATGATCTTGCAAGGTAAGGTCAACGTAGAGGGCGTGGATTCAAAAGTAGTTCTTGTCAAAGACCAGACCAAAGACGGTCGTGGTATTGTCGAGGTCTATCAAAAGATGGCCGTGATGTTTGACAATGACAAGAAGGGTAATGATGCAGCACCCGATTACTCCGGCCCCGTTGGTGAAGACAAGCGGATTGCTGGGTGGAGACGCATGAAAGATGGTAAACCTTATATGTCTTTTCAGATAAGCGACAAACAACAAGGTCAACAATCTGCATCTTCGTCCTTGCCAGAAGATAGCATTCCGTTCTAAGCTAGGCTTAGTTCTCCAGAGGGACGTCCTGCCCTCCTCACAACTGCCTCGCTTAGTCAGATCACTCTGCATAGCGGGGCTTTTTTTTACCCAAAGGAAATAACATGGAAACATGGGAAGAAATGACGCAACGTCACAAGCGAGAAAAACTACAGTTAGTAAAAGCATTAGCGCAATCTCGCTGCACACAAACACAAGCAGCAAAAATACTTGACGTAAAACTATCTGGCCTCAATAATTTCATTCATCGCAACAACATATTCTGGCCTGTGATAGAGCAAGGGAGAAAAATAAATAATGAAAGCTAAAATTAAAATTTGGGATGAAGACCACTCGCCAGTTGCAGAGTTAATTGTTCCTCGCGATGCTTCATATCATTGCAACACTGATGCATTTGTTGCTCGTTGCTGGGAAGCCGCAGATAAGCTAGCTCTTATACTTACACCCTCGGATGAATGGGGTATAGAAATGGTTATTACCTGTGACTTTACCGGAGAAGAATAATGGAAGTAACTCCAGCACATAAAGTAGAGTTAGACTTCCTTAAACGCAGAGTTGATACACTAATCGATGAAGAAAACAGAACTGATCCGCATCCAAATGTAAAACAAGATCTATGGGCAGCACGTTCTGAGCTAAATCAATTCGTAAATAAACTAAGAAAAGAAGGTTATCACATATGAATGAAAAACTACTAGCCGCAATGCTTGAAGACGCAAAGCAAGTTAATAAAAGAGCTAGAGAAAGAGATGGACAAAGCCGATTCTTAAAACAAAACTTACCTGTTGATTACAACATGGGTGGCAGAGACGGTAGACCAGAAACAAAAGAAATAATCAGACTAGCCTTAGAGGGCAAAAGCAAAGACTCTATATGCAGACGCATGTCTTTCTTAGGATACAGTCGTGATAAAACCTTAAAGACTTTATCTCGTCACTCAGATAAGTTAGCTCATCTAAAGCATTAACTCAAAATGAGGGCCATCAATAAATGGCCTTCTGCCTTGACCTCTACGCAAATCAACGTAAGCATTCATTGCTTCTTCCATAGTTCCATCCCATGTGCGGATGTCATCTATATGCCAAGCTGCTCCCCAACGCACACTTACCCCAGCAGCATTAGCACCTTCCTTCATAGCGTCAGCCAAATCGTCATACAGATTAAGCTCCCAAGAACCACGGCCCTCAATGTAGGCCATCAAGTCAACAGCCAATCCATCCAAATGCTTTGACTTCATGGTCTGACTAGCGCCCTTAGCTACTAATGCTTTCTGCATTTCTAAAGTACGCATGCCTTGAATAACTCCGAAGTCTGTTTTGGTTGCAGTGATTGCAAACTTAACCACAGAAACCATGCGTTCATCTACACCCTGCATTCTATCAAGACTGCGTTGTGATAGTTTAAAAGTCATTTCTTTAATCCTTTCATGGTGCGGATTCCAAAGCTTGCAGCTATTGAAGCATACATTCCCCATTGTACCCACATCGGACAGTTAGATAAATTATCAAAACCAACACGCATTGCATCTTGCCAACTTGGTATAAAATTAGCGCAAAGAATAGCTACAAAAACTATAGTCCATAGCTCATCTTTCCAAGAATCCTTTGAGGCTTCTATTGCTGACTGCTCCCAGTCCATTTCACCAGTAGCTTGCTTGAGTTTGATTTCAGCAT